GGATGGTACTTACAATTTTCTAGTATACAAATTGTTCGTATACTATAGTAATCTGAACCTTTCAGGCCATATTCTTCAAAGTCAGAGTATCTCTCTTGGTGAAGAATTCTGTTTAGCGCTCTAATAACAGAATAAATACCTCCAATAAATCCATTTTCGTCTTGAAAATCAAAGTGATAAAGCCTTTGTAAGTATATAAGGTAATCCTTAGATACATAGGACTTGGATTCATTAACATTCAACCCTCGTAACTTAAATGACTCAATGAATGAATGGACTGAAGACTCGGCAAGTCTATAAGCGCCATCATCACCTTGAACTTGGCCATCTATATTAGGATCGAAATCAGTCGCAATTAAGAATTGGACTTCTGAACCAACCTCATTGGTAAAGGTCGAACCTGAAGGAATACCATGCACGCCACGCATAATACCAGAGGGAGTAATTATTGAAATATCAGACATATGTAGACCTATATTAATTAACTCTTCTCTAAACTTTGGTTGAAAGTAGAACGATAAATTATCAAACGCAGTTTCTAACAGAATTCCTTTTGCTGTGGCATCGAATGAGCCGAAGTCTATCGATATTAGAACTTCACCCGCTTTTGAGGCACTTTTCATAAGCTGGGATATTGCAACATCAACCTGATGAGGACCCAGTAACGCAGTCCTATGCTTAAGATGTTTTCTAATGGTAAGTAAAGGTGAGTAGAAACGAAGTTCATTAACAGTATCTGCGATAGGATACCCCCAAACGTTACGCGTTTTACCTCCCTCTTGGGTTCTAGTGAATAGAATGCATGGAAATTTACTATTCAAAAGTTCGGGGAAGTGCACTCTGGCCTTATCTTTAACTTTACCTTTCCTAGTGTAATAGGGAAGACCTGAATTAGTATTATTCTTAAGCTGGTTAACAGCTGAGTCAACTGAAATCGGTCTTAGTCTACCAAGATTTGATGAACTTAAGGTAGGATACACAGGCTTAACAGGTTTAGACGGTTTAGCATAATATTCGTCCATAAAAGCAATTCTTTCTGACCATGGCTTACAAAGTGATCTAGTCCCAAACTTAGATCTATTACTGTCTTCTAGTTCAGATAAAGTGTCATTCATCATCGATTTCTTATTATCTAGTATCTTGAGGAAATTAGATAGAGTGAGACTTGGATCTTGAAGTTTACCTAGCGGAGTTAGATAAACTTCATCACTACCTTTAGAAATACGGTCAAGATGA